GCAGACTGGCTACAGCGTTGCTCCTTTTAAGGCAACAGAGTTGCGTCTTGACCCAGAAGACTTTACCTCTGACACCCTCAAAGCTTATGTGCAGACAATGGAAGACCTGCTTGACGTTGACGGCGTCCACTTGGGCGCGTGGTTTGACGGCAAGACAAACAAGTACGTTCTTGATGTTTCTATTGTGGCGCCGAACACTCCCGCGGGCCGGCTGCTGGCCGCAAGGTTGGCTAAGAACGGCGACCAAGATGCTGTCTTCCATTTGGATACATTTGATGAGATTAAAACCCCTGACCTAGAGGTGGAGTTTGGCGAAGAAATCCTCCAAGGCGCAACCACGCCGGAATATGAAGCTATTTCACAAGTCCTCGACAGAGTCACTCGACGAGTTTCTCCAGAGGATACAAAAGGACTTGCCGAGCAGTACAGACTCAAGCCCCAAGAAGTAGAGGAGATACGGGCCTTCCAAGAAAAAATGGTGCGCAGCCGCTTTAAGCGCGGGGAAGAAGTTGCTCAAGACATCCTCGACCAGTACCCGAATGTCCAAACTCCGCCCGCACCTCTTGTGGCTATCAATCTGGCGGCGCCAGAGATCCTGAAAAGGTCTCGGGCCTCGTTCACACTCAAGACCATTAGCGAAGATAAAAATCTACACAACATCCTTGATGCCACTGGAAAGCCTTACGTCCCAGAAGGGACCAAGATCCAAAACAACGACGTTCTTTCTTTTCTGGATGACCGCTTCAAAAAAAGCACGGGGGCAACAGGCCCGCTGGATGTTGATGACCCTTTGACTGCTATGGTCGCCCAGAACCAACTGATGGAAGAGTTTGTCAGCCAACTCGCTGACACAAAAGAGTTCTTGCAGTGGTATACCGACGATGTCCGAGAGTTTCTAAGAATATCTTCTGAAATCTTCCCTGAACTAAAAACGAGCGAAGTTCATCGGATGACGCTGCTGAACATCGCAAGCTATACCTCTAACGGCGTAAATCCGATCGAGAACGGAAGGTTCGCCCTTGCGAGTTACGCCGAGCTAACGCAAAAAGGTTTCATGACGGGGCGCAACCCCTTCTCCTCAAAAGATGGGATGCTTGCGGGCTACGGAACGCGGGGGTCAACCGTGCAGAAGGGCCTCGCTCTTTACAACAGCCGTATCCGCAAGCTTGGGCTTGACGGCGCAGCAAGAGAGCTTCTCGAACTAAACAGCAAGCGCGGCATTCGTGAGGCCCGTCAAAAATCTGGCTTTTACTCCCCCGACCATCAAGGACCAACCCACAAGGTGCCTATCGGCACGATTATGCCAAACTTGTACGGCAATGGTCCCAAGATCGGAACTTACGGCGGAAACCTAATGGGCGTTCCGGGCGTGACCTATGATGTGTGGATGTCTCGCCAAGCCTTATCTCGCGTCGGCTATGGCAGGCTTATGCAAAAAGATGGGAATGTATTTCTTGCGGGCGACGCAACACCCAACATCGTAAAACAAGCTGTTAACTCACAAAGATTTGCGGAAGGCATCTACTCTAATATCGCCAAGGCTACTGGGTTTGAGGACTTTCAAGTCCAAGCTTTGCTGTGGTTCTACGAGCAGCGGCTGTATCGCACGCTGGGCGTTGGAGCAGCCAGCGGTAAGCTCTCCGAGGGAGCCGCGAAGTTTGTTCGAGATCTTCCAAACTACCGCTTTTTAACTCCTAATGGATACGCCGGCACAAAGGTGTCGCCCGGCGGCAAGGGCTACCCCGTGGCTCATGGAGAGCAAAAGGCGCGCAAGGCAATGGAGTCTGTGCGTTCTCCACGAGCCCGAGCCAAGGCGGGAGAAGGCGAGTACCTCGCAATGAAGAAGCAGAAAAAGAAATCTAAGAAGAAACAAAAGGAGGATACCAATGAAGATTAGTTCTGTAGAGCAGGCCTTGGCCGAGGCCATGATTGTAAAGCTTGACGCCAACATCTCGACGTTGGCCAGTGAGGGTATTGCTATCCCTACCCTTGAAGAGCTTGTGGCTAGGAATACTGCCGGCATGGAGGATCAGCCTTTATCGCCAGAGCAGCTTAGGGAGATGGCCGCCATGAAGGCGATGGAGTAATGGCCGAGAAGAAGAGCCGGGTCAATGAGGCGGGCAACTACACCAAGCCCATGATGCGTAAGCGTCTGTACGCGGCCATTAAGGCGGGCGGCAAAGGTGGAAAGCCGGGACAGTGGTCTGCGCGCAAAGCGCAGATGCTGGCAAAACGCTACAAAGAGAAGGGCGGGGGCTACCGAGACTGATGGCGAAGAAGGAAACCCAAAAATCTCTTAGCCGCTGGACCAAGCAAAAATGGCGCACCAAGTCCGGCAAGCCCAGCACGCAGGGCCCCGAAGCGACGGGTGAGCCCTACCTCCCCTCTTCTGCTTACGGCTCCATGAAGAAACGCACTTACGCTGCGGCAAAGAAGGCCAAGCAGAAAGCGACGAGGGAAGGTCGTCAGCACGCTCGTCATGGGCTGCACAAAGGCAAGAAGAGGTAGGCATGGCGATCAGTTCAAAGAAAAGACGAAATGCGGCACGAGGGGCTATGCTGATGAAGAAGCATGGCTTGTCGGGCTACAACAAACCTAAGCGCACGCCAAACCACCCCAAGAAGTCCCACATGGTGTTGGCTAAAGAGGGTGACCGCATTAAGCTGATCCGCTACGGGGAACAGGGCGCCAAGACTGCGGGCAAACCAAAGTCAGGAGAGAGCGACCGCATGAAGAAGAAGCGGGCTAGCTTCAAAGCTCGTCACGCCAAGAACATCAAGCGGGGCAAGATGAGCGCAGCGTACTGGGCCAATAGGAGTAAGTGGTAATGGAAAAGAAGCTGGAAAAAATCGGCGGCGAGCTTGAGAACGCATCGAAGTTGCACGGGCGCCAGTCAAAAGAGCTTGCCAAGGCATCTAAGATGCACGGTCGGCAGGCGAATGAAATCGAATCTCTGCGTCAGCGCGCCGTTAAAAAGGCGATGGAGAAGTGAGCCTGCCCCTCGAGGGTGAGGCGCTTGAGGCGCTGTGTGACCCCGCCATTAGTCTGCGGGCATACGCGAAGATTATCGATCAGAAGACGGGACAGGAGGAGACTTTCGACCCGTTTGCGATCACCGACCGCCTTCAAGAAACAGTGGTGTCCTACTACTCGGACCCACCAGAGACCGCTCTGGGCCAGACAAAGTGGCTGACCCTACTCGGGTATAGGCAGGCGGGCAAAAGCCTCACATCGGAACTCTGCGGCTACGTGAAGGCAGCTTACACTCCGGGCCATGACCACGTCTGTATTGCAGATAATCGTGACCGCGCCGAGTACCTTCACCGACGTATCCACTTGACCCACAGCAGGTGGCCAGAAGTCGTCCGCTCCGCAACGGTGCCCAACCGAGAGGTGCGCCAGTTGACTTTCCAGCATGGCGGCAAGATGCGTGTCCTGTCTGGTGAGTCGGGGGCCGTTGGTATCGGTCAGTCGCCTGACTCCTTCCACGGGTCGGAGCTTCCCTACTGGCGCAACGCGGGCCACCAGTTCTCTATGATCTACCCCTCGATGATCAACAGGGACCACTCTCAAGTTCTGCTCGAGTCTACACCAGCACCGATGAACGAGCCCTCGGCGGAGTGGTGGCGTGACCACTGCCGTGACGCCAAGCAGGGTCGTGGCCGCTGGGCCTATGCGTTCTTTCCTTTTTGGGATGGGGTTCTCAATCGACGCCCGTGGCCGAAAGGCCAGAAGCTTACTCTTGAAGAGATGAAGCTAATGGAGAAGTACGGGCACCTCGGACTCAAAGAGGACAACCTACAGTTTCGCCGCCTGATGATTGAGACCGACGCAGAGATCCGGCGCAACCCGGACCTGTTCCGCGTCTACTACCCTTTCGACGACATCAGTTGCTGGATCGCATCGGTCGGCTCGGTCTTCCACTCGTCCCTGCTGAAGAAGCATCAAGAGAGCCTGCTTGTACCTTGGAAAGCTCCCTACATGGAATATGAGCAACCAGAGGGCGGCGCTGTTTATGCTATCGGAGTTGACCCGGCGGGTTATGCTGCGCGCGATCACGCTGCCTTTCAGGTGCTAAAGGTGTACGATGGAGAGTGGACTCAAGTCGCAACGTATGGCGGCGTTACAGACCCCGTTGTCTTTGCTAAGAAGATCAATGAGGTCGGTAAGAAGTACAACAACGCGCTTGTGGCTGTTGAGAGTAATGGCGTTGGCGTTGCTACTCTGGCTCTACTTGAAGAGCTTGGCTATCCAAACCTCTATTACGAAAAAGCTTACAAGCCGGGGATCGCTGCCACTGCAAAGTCAGTCACTATGATGCTGTCTTATCTGCAAGATGCGCTCAAGGACGAGCTTATCTTACGGGATGAAGACACGGTCGGCCAGCTAGGCTCCTACCGAGAGGACAAGCGGACAGAGCGCAGCGCCCTCTCCGAGATGCTGCACTCCGGCAAGACGGGCAAGCGCAGAGAGCGTCACCACTGGGACAAGATCTCCGCTCTTCAGATCGCATGCCTCGCCGCTCGAAACTGTCCCCGCCGATACAAGAACGACAAACCGGAGGGCATGGAAAACGTAGTTCTTTTTAAGGACATGAGTTACTCCGAGGTAGAAGCTTTCCGCAAGAAAAGCGCGAATGAATCTACAAAAACAAAGTGGCGCAGAAGCCGCTATCCCTCAAGGAGGCGATGATGCCGGAGACCGACGCGCAGAAACGAAGCACCGCATCTGCGGCTAAAACGCAGATTTGCACGCCCGCCGCCTCGGCAAGGCGGACTCTACACTTAGGGATATTACTGACGAAGAGTTGGGCGAGGAGATTGCCAATCCTGACCTCGTGCAATACAAACAAACTACTCGAGGTTAGTTTTGGCTAAAGTGACGCCCCCTATTTTTACCGATGGCCTAAAGCCAACGGGCGAAGATGTGTTCGACGCCATCTACGACCTATCCACGGACGTTCTTAACGGGCGAGTAGAATCCTCGAACCTTGAGCTTTTGGATAATCGCAGCGTCACCCACCCGTACCTTCAGCGCCGCTCGGTGTCTGGCGGCGGAATGGTCGCGGGCACTTGTAGCTTGGATTATTTTACGGACACACTCTACACCCACGACAGCGGCAACCCTACCCAAACGGCTATCGATGGTTTTTACATGGGGGCGGCAAATCCAGAAACCGCCGGCAAGGGATTGTTTACCCCCATCCCCGGAGGCTCAATCAACTTTCACCTGCCCTTTAAGGCGTATGTCTTGTTGACGTGGCAGGTGGCGTGGACAAGCGATTCACAACTTCACACCGATGATGGTCAGACGCACATCCGCTTGTTTGTTGATGGGGAAAAAAACAACGCATGCAATGTTCGCCGGGTAGGGCGTACGATGTTCTACTCCGACTCCGGGGCCGCAAATGACGCACAATACTCCTATCTTCGGGACCGCTACAAGAGCAGGTACTGGTCGGGGCACAAGTGGATTATCGAGCCTTTGGACAAAGGATTTCACTCTGCCTCGCTTCGCGTTATACAGGGGGAAAATGTCTCACAGGCGAGGGTCCGCGC